TCTACAGATAATTTATAGGCACAACCTTTAGTCATCTTACCTTTACTTACTTTGTCTTCTATTTCGTGCATAAACTCTTCTGCTTTTTCTTGTAAATAATTTTTAACTTTACCCATTGTTATTCTCTTTTTCTTTATCTGCACACTCATCACAAACTAATCTGTCATCATGTGTACTTTCTAAATCTACATATGTCATACTCGGTGTTGGTTCTACTTTATCACAAATATAACAAATATCTTTTGCTTCTCTCATTGTTTGCTCTCCTTTAGTTCGAATACTCTGTCAATGCAAACATCCATGACATCCCAATTTACACCGATTGTTGCGTCATGTTTATCTAACATCATATTTAAAACATATCTGCAATCATCAGTAGTTAATTTACTTTCTTGCCCTCTAGATTTTAATTGTTCTTTTACATCATCAGTAGTCCATTCAAAGGATATTGTGTCTTTATCTATTTGTTTCATTTCATTCACACCTTTCTTGAAATAATATTTGTATTAAATCAGAAACTGCCACATCTATATGATTATTTAAATCACCATAATGATGTTTGTTTAGTAGTTCTTGAAACTCATGTAAGGGTGTTGCTTCTAATTCTTCCATGATGTCTTCTTTTATTCTATCGTTATGTATGTTGCTCATTACCCTATGTTAAATCATAACATCTGTCTTGTCAAATTAGCAAGAATCTAAGTGTTGTATTTTTTGTATAGATATTGA